TTTGACATCGAGGGATGTTTGTCACACTATTAGGGCAAATGCGAGAATGCGACGAACGATATAAAGCCTTGCAACGTTTACGGTATGCAACTCGTAAACAGTGGTCAGCATCAGTAATTGTGGCGCGCCAATTGGACGTTGATTTGAGTTATTTGCGGTCTACTATTGCCGCAATTCGGGGCAAGTTAATAACACAGGAAGAAGCCCCGAAAAAGCAGGGGGCTCGACGCGAACGCGCATTGAGACGATATTATCGGTCTGAGCGTTGTAAACCGAGGAAGTATGATCGGCGAGACAGTCTCGAAAGGGCGATGCGGCGTATCGTCGCCGGGACTTCTGGGTATGGGACAAAAGGTCGGTTGAGCGCGTTGGAGGCTGCGGCACGTCGAATTTTATTTCCGCGCCGGGTGCGCAGCTACTCGGAAAAACGAATTGCGAAAGCCCTTCGGCGGCGGTTGGAAAAAATTGTTAAGGGTTATCGTCGCAGGACGGAGGATTTAATCGGGTGTTCGGTCTCACAACTTCGCGCCCATCTGGAAGCAAAATTTACGGGCGGCATGTCGTGGGATAATTATGGGCTTTGGCACATCGACCATGCGCGTCCGTGTCGCAGTTTCGATTTGAGATTGCCGGAACAGCAACGAGCCTGTTTCCATTTTTCGAATCTTCAACCTTTGTGGGCGGGAGACAACCTTTCTAAAAATTGTAAAATATTATGAAATCGATTCACATTGAACAAGTAGCAAACGGTTGGATTGCGCGTCCGCTTCGAATGAGTGATCTACACGTTTCCAATGCCTGTGACGTTTATGTGTATCAAACACTTAAGGCGTTGCAGGACGATCTTCCGCGCTTGCTTGCTCCACGTTCTATTGCGATAACCGTCCCGGAGGGTCCAGTGGGAAATTCCGGCGGTATAGGGTGCGCCGGGGAGAAACAATTCCACCATGAGTAAAGGCAGTTATCGCGGGCGTCCGCTTGAGTCTTATTCAAAAGAAGAACTCATCGATATTGTCGTCGAAGCAGTAGAACGGGCTTCTATTCGTTTAAACAATCGGACAAGTCAGCAGCGCGAAGATGACGACTATCGCGATATGGCGCAACGGCCAGACGGCGTATGGGCGGTAAATGAAAGAGATTAGAGAAAAATTAGAACGGCTCTCCCGAGCCATTGAGCGCGTGCAGCAAATGGACGATGCTGACGTGGTGGAAATGACCGAATCCGAAAGACTGGATCACGTAGCGCAGTATGGCGAAGGAGCGTTCCGGATTTTCGACTTCGTGATTCGAGAAATCAATCCGATTCCCAAAGACAAAATCATTCCTATCTGCACCGCCGGGTAGTTGAACCCTGTTGTGCTAACGAAAGACGAAATATAAACGGGGGATGCGACCCCTGTATATGATCGAAACAGAATTTCGCGACGCGACCCTCGATGAAATTTCCAAGTGCCCGTTGCTTAAATTTTTTCGATGGGGCCGGGCGTTAAGTGAGAAACAATGGGTGTTGTATACGCCGCGCTGGCAAGCGGATAAACCGGAGCATCGCGCGTTGGTGCTGGATTCCACAAAACGTTTGATCCGGCAGTATATTTTCGCATTGCTCCGGGCGGATTTGTATACGGCCAGCGATCCAGCCGACGATTTAGTTCCGTGGTTGAAAACTATTGCAGGTCCGGATCGGGTTGCAGGCGACGGAATTGAAGACCGTCAGCCGTTACGATATAACGAATCCGGTGAGTTAATCTCTCCCGTTGTGGTGGGCTCCGGAGTTGCGCGGATTAATCCGGAATGGTCAGACGCAAAATACGAACTCATTCTTCAAGCGCAGGAATACGACTACGACTACGATTTGTGGACAGTGGGCCAGAACACCAAACTCGAAGTAAAACAGGACATCGACGCCGCGGGGTATATTTTCGTGATGATTAAAATTTGTCTGCCGGTCCACGGAACTGAGGGCGGCGTGAAGAAAATTGAAGTCGTTCGCGCGTGAGAGAAAACCAACTAATTACCGGGTATTGGTATGGACGCGGTCCCTATCATTCGGGGGACAGGGTTGGCGGCAATGGAATTTTCCAGATTTTCGACACTAAAGACGAGGCGGGTTGGCGCGAGGTAGTTTTTAATCCCGCAGTCGTCGCATGGCGCGCGGATAGTATTCGAAACGGAAAATCGACGTATCCGTGTCCATGCGATAAACACTTTTGACTTGCTTTTTGTCTGGCGGTAACGCACTATTAGGCAACGTCTTTGTGCGGCATGATCTACCGCCGGACGGTTTTAAACGTGATGGTGTAGGTAAGCACATTTGCCACTCAGGCAAGTAGGTCTAGAAACGGGCACGTTTAAGCAAACAGTTTCCACTTTTTGTGGAATTAAAGAAGCACCGAGAGGATGGGCTTCGCTGATGCGGTGGAGAGCACCACCGATAATTAAAGGCTCTGCGGCATCGGGCGACAAACCCCGGTGCCAATAATTTTAGATCGTCCGAAATACGGGGGTCGAGGATGGTGACTTCTAAGGATTCGGTTCGAGCCCGGTGCGCGGTCGGAGATCGGCATTTGCCGGGTAAGAATTTTTTTTTTTGATTGTCGCCACGCAGTAGGGCAAAATACCCGGCAGGGTTAAAACGCCGCGAAACGTGAGGCAGTGTGGGCGACGGCTCACAAGCGCCGGTTACAGTTGCAACTGATCCGGCGCGTTATTTTATGAAGTCGCATGAACGAATAGTCGCGCAGTTGGGTTCTACCTGTTTGTATCAGCAGCAGCGGGGGTTTTTTCGTCTCATTGAAACAAACGAGCTCGTTCGCTTCGGGCAACGGGAAGTGAACTCGAAACAGATTGAGCGGTTGAGAAAACTTCGAGGATTGAAGCCTTGCGTAATCCCGGAAGAACCCACACTATTAAACGTATGGTGATTACGGTATTGAGAAGTTTTTCGCCCGCGAAATATTTTGTGGTTCTGGCGGTGTTGATCGGGTCTGCTATCCTTCTAACGTTCGAAGCTTGTCGCCCTAAACTCAATTCAGTTGCCGACGCGCAGCGTGCCACGGTATCAGTCAAAGCGAAAACTTGCGAAGGCTCCGGAGTAGTGATTCGTAGGGAGAATAGTCGAGGCCAGCCCCGGCTTTTCATCTGGACTGCTGCGCATGTGGTGGACGAAGCCGACGATTATTCCGTCGTGATCCGACAGATCATCCGTAACGAAGGGCACAAAGTCGGAACACTCGATTTTAAGGCGAAACTAATTTTGCGGTCGGACGCCAGCGTTGATCTTGCACTGCTTTGGCTGGACGCGCCGCCGGGATATTTTAGCGGTGCCGAGTTTGATACGGGGGAACTCCGGATCGGACAACCACTTTACCATGTCGGAAATTTTTTCGGCGAGGTTTTCGATGATTCATTTTCGACCGGAGTGTTGTCGCAATTCGGCGCGCATCCGGGACGCAGTTGGCCATGGGGCGATGCTTTCCTCGACCAGATGACGACCCTCGTTGTGCCGGGCAGTTCCGGAGGTCCAGTGTTCAACGCGGAAAACGATAAGCTTGTCGGGATTGCGGTCGGCGGGGCAGGTATTCCGGGGATTTCGTTTTTCGTTCCGCTTAGAACGTTTGTTCCGTTTTCACATCAGACGGGTTTTGATTGGGCGGTGTATGGCAGTTGGTGTCCGAATGATGTGGAATTGCGGGCGCTGACTTTGCGTTACGTCCCCAAGCTGGATGTTGTGCGAGATTTTAAAGTCGAGTGAAAACGCATGCTCGTCGTTTGGTCTTAGGTAAAGCCGTAGGATTTAAGAATTGGACAAAGCGGAAGCTGCGAAGATTTTGGTTGTGGGTCACTTTTCGATATGTCGTGCGATTACGATAAAGAATATAAATGCGGTGATAGCCTTTATGATCTCACTAAGAAAATTCTTGGTCGGCTCAAAGAGATAGTGGGGCTTGGCGGCGGTGGTGGGGGCGGGGATGTAACTCTTACCGTTTCCGATGTGGAGATTGGGGCAGTCGAGCTTAAAGATTCTACTACCGATAATCGTGCGACGGTCCGGAATTCTGATCCAGACCCGGCAGATTATGCGCTCGTCGTTAGGAATATTCCTTCAGGCACGCAAGTGGTTTCCGGTCCATTGACGGACGCAGAACTCCGGGCGTCTGCGGTCCCGATTTCAGTGGCAGCACTTCCCCTTCCCTCGGGGGCCGCTACCGAAACGACGTTAGGTGGGGTATTAACCACGGTCGCTTTTCAAACTCGAATTAATTCGCTCGGTCAAAAAACAATGGCGGCGTCTACCCCGGTAGTGCTGGCATCAAATCAATCGGCGATTCCCGTAACGCAATCCGGAACGTGGAATGTGATCGCGGGGCAATCAGTGACGTGGAATCGGGCTGTGTTGCAAGAGGGGGTTTGGAATGTCGGACAGACTGGAAATTTTATTGTCGAGCAGGACGCAGGAGATACATGGCAGGTTCAGGCGTCGCAAGGCGGCACTTGGAATATTAACGCGGCTCAATCAGGCGCTTGGACAGTTAATCAAGGTGGTTCTTGGAATGTCGGCCAGTCCGGCGCGTGGATTGTTGGACAATCCGGAGCATGGACCGTTGCAGCGACGCAGTCGGGAGCATGGACGGTTCAGCCGGGTGACACGCAGAATGCGGTTCCGTGGTTGACTGCGAATGATTGGCGGCGTAATGCGATTCCAAAGAGGTATTCGATTTCCGTTCAGTTGACTCCCGGTGCGGCGACCGCAGGGACAAATTTGTTGGGTTTACGAAAATTGAACGCGAATCCGGACATTTATATTTTGAGGATTCGAGTTCACGTCCATCAGGCGGCAGCAGGGGTGGCGTGCGTTTTAGCGTGGTCTCGTGCGACTACGGTTGCGGCAGGAACTTTGATTAACGCGGCGGACATTCCGAAGCATGATACAGCAGCCGGAAACGCAACGTTGGAAGTTAGAACGGGTGCGGTTACGGGGACAGAGGCGGCACAGAGGATCATTTCTCACCCGGCGCATTCGACTGCGGCCCCAGCCGCCGGAGTGGGTTCTCCGTGGATTGACGAGTGGATCGCAAATGATCGAGCCGGAGCTATTCGTTTGACTGGCGATGAAGGGTTGATTTTGGAGCAATTTACGGCTGGTGACACTGATAATCGGTATTATCTTTTAGTCGAATGGGAAGAAGCCTAAAATTTAGTCCGAGCAGTTTCGCGTTGATTGATAGGTCTCTTAATGAGACCGTTAATGCGAGCGGGTTGGTAGTATCTGTTTAAACATATGAAAACCTATGAGTTATCAATCAATGTCGCAAGACTTCACGGCAACCGGAACGGGAGACGTTTTGGATATGACATTATCACCGCAAAATATTTACGCGCTTCAGGTGGTTGTGCCGAGCGGAACGCCGGTCGGATGGACAGTTTCGTTGCAAATCAGTCTTGACGGAGTTAACTGGGAAAATGTTTTGACTCACACAAAGCTTTTGAATAGTTTCTCGATCAATTTTGCAACAGATACGCCGAAACCGTCAAATTATATGAGGTTCAACGTAACCGGGTTGAGCTTGGGTTCTTCACCAAAGATTACAGCCTACGCTTTGGCGATGGATTAACAACGAGTGGGCTAATAAAGAAAATATGTCAATTGCATTCGATGCAAAAAGCGTTTCCCCGATAGCTTTTCAGGGAAACATTCAATGGAACCACACTCCGGTCGGAACTCCGCGCGGGGTGCTGGTATTAATCGTTCAAAACATTGCAACCTCGGGTAGTTCAGGAGATGAAGTGTTAGGAGTAACTTATGGCGGCGTGGCGCTGTCAGAAGTTTCGTCTTCACCCTTCATTCACGCGCATCAATTCGATGGCGCGGTATTGCATGCGTTTTTCTTGGGTGCGGGTATTCCGTCCGGGGTTCAGCAAGTTGTTGTGACTAGGAATAATCCGGTGTATTCGTTTAAGCGGGCTGTTGTGTTGACTTACACGGCTGATAACGATACGTCGTTGGAAGCGGTAGGAACCTTGAGTGCGGCTGATCTCGACGATCCGTCGATTACGTTGACGACCTCGGTGGAAACGGTTCTTGCGGGCGTGTTGCTCTCTGGTCATCCGACCGTCATTGCCGTCGCGCCGGGAAGTGGATTCGTGGACGTAAACGAATGGGACTTCGGCAGTCAAGTCGCGTCGTTTATTCGTAGTTCCGGTAATGCAAGCGCGGGAAGTCCAGTCGTATATTGGGATAGCACGGGCGCGGATGTTGCTACGGCGTTTGCGGTCGCTATCCGTGAAGTCTAAGTAAATCACTGATGTTGTAATCCGTAAAAATTCACTTGACGTGAGGCAAGGTGCATGTTATCTTGCCTCATGTTTATGAAAGCTTATTGGTATATTCGAGTCTCGGGTAAAAGTCAGATCGAGGGCGACGGGCCTGATCGTCAGCGGGATTCCATTAAAGCGTTTTGTGCCGCGCACAAAATAGAATTCGCAGGCGAGTTTTTCGATCAGGCGGTTAGTGGAAAAAAAGAGGGGATGTCGAGACCTAAATTTTCTGAGCTAGTAGAAACTCACGAAGCACACATAGCGCAGAAGTTAACCCCGGTTGGGATTATAGTAGTGGAGAGGCTTGACCGCTTTGCGCGTGATTTGATGGTGCAGGAGTTTATGCTTAAAGAGTGTCGTGAGCGGGGTATTATGGTTTTTGCTGCGGATCAAGGAGCCCCGATTGATCTTGCGACTAATGATTGTGATCCTACACGAAAATTAATTAGGCAGATTTTGGGGGCGGTGTCGGAGTGGCAGAAAAGTGAGTTGGTTATGAAACTCAGCAAGGCTCGGGCACGCATACGTCTGAAGGTCGGTAAATGTGAGGGGGTCGCGTCGTATGGGGAAAAGCCCGGTGAGATTCATACGCTCAACGTAATGAAAAATTTAAAAGCTTCGGGCATGCGGATGGACATTATCGCAACGATGCTGAACGAACAGCACTTATTTAATCGGTCCGGAAATCCGTGGAATCGAAAATCAATTTTTTCAGTGTTAAAAAACAACAAACGAAAGGAAACGACATGCAGGGCGCTTACACTCAATTCATAAAATCGAAGGGATATAAACCTTCCTGCGCGGTGGATCAAGCGGCGGCGAAGCACAAAGAGGATTGTGAGCTTCGGCTGGCCCTGATTATGAACAACGCCCATCCGGATTATAAAAATGGCCATCCTAAACATAAAGAAAAGACGGGAGCCAAGTAGTTTTTAAAGGAGGGTAATGACGTGTTGCTCAGGTGGGCGGCGGAGAAATCCGTCGCCCACTTCTTTTTAGTGGCGCGGGCCGGGCCGGGCTTGCACTATTAGGTAGCGGGATGGCGCAGTCTGGTCAGCGCGGTTGGCTCATAACCAACAGGTCGCAGGTTCGAATCCTGTTCCCGCAACCATTTCCCCGCGGGGGTTGCCGTCCTTTTAGTGACGGATTGCGAAAATCGCAGCTAAACCTCCGCGGAATTTTTGGCGTGAAAAAAATATTACTTACTCAGGGGTTTGTGGCGATAGTGGATAATAATTTTGTCCCGCCGGGTAAGTATCATACGCACCAAGTTCGTAGGAGAATTTATGCCATTCGCAATCGGCGACGAGAGGATGGAAGCTGGACGAATCGGTTGCTTCATCAGGATGTTCTGGATTTACCATTTCAAAATCCGCCACAAGTGGATCATATTGATGGGAATGGGTTAAATAACCGCAGATCAAATTTGCGATTAGTAACCAATGCGGAAAATCAGCGTGCGAAACAGCGGAAGCGACTTGGTTGTTCTAGTCAATTTCGCGGGGTCTCGTGGGATAAGGTAAACAGGAATTGGGAGGCGCACATAAAGGTTAGTGGTAAAAAATATCGCGTTGGTCGTTTTAATAACGAAATCGATGCAGCGAAAGCCCGTGATCGAAAGGCGATTGAATTATTTGGGCCAATCGCGCATTTGAATTTTCAATGAAAGTTTTTACGTATTATGATGGGTCATCCGAGGCTCCACCTAATCAAGCCAGTTTAATAAAACTTTGGATGGTGTCATGGCAACGACTAGGTTGGGAACCTAGACTGTTGACAAAACGCACGATTGGCGGTCGGCCAAAAGCCTTTGCATATAGCCCCCGGCTGAAGGGAATTTTTGTCCCGAGCAACGTCATTAATTTTGGGCTGCGTCGCCGTCCGAAGAAATGGGATTACGTAATTGATTCCGCCATTGTTGTTTTTCCCGATTACGATCCGAAACAAGTTTTGAATCATCCCCGATGGCGTTAAAAACTCCCGCAGAACAAAATGTCGCACGCCTAGTCGCAGAGAAAGTTCACAAAGAAAAATTTCTTGAAGCGGCTCAGGTCATCAATGATTTTTGCAAACTTGGATTACGTTTAAACGATAACGATCCAAAGAACGTTCTTCCGATTCTTCAGAATTATCTCCACTATCTTTTAAATGAGGGTGGGACCGAAGAAGCGGCGTCGATTCTCTGGACTCCGAATCAGTTTACCTCAGAGCCTCAGTCGGTAAAAGACATTTGGGATTTGTTCGACCGGGCGAGCATGGGATTGATCATGGGCGCGGCATCCATGTCGAAGTCGTATTCGATGGGTGTCCGGCTGATGCTGGAATGGATTCGTGATCCAGAGTGGACGACGATCAAAGTGGTCGGCCCCAGTGAAGATCATCTGGAACAGAATCTATTTTCGCATTTGGTCAGTCTTCACACGTCCGCCAAGCTTCCTATGCCGGGTTCGACCGGCGATTTGTTTATCGGACTGGACCGGCGTAACCAAGTATCGGCGATCCGCGGGGTGGTGATCCCCATCGGGCAGGTCAAGAAATCCGGGCGGTTGCAGGGAACGAAACGCAAACCGATAATTAATCCGCATCCGATTTTTGGTCCTTTGTCGCTACTGTTTATTTTCATCGACGAATTTGAAAATGTTCCGCAAGGTATTTGGAAAGACATCGACAACGTTGTGTCGCAAGTTGAAGACGAGGGCGAGAATAAATCAACGTTCAAAATTTTTGGTGCATATAACCCGAACGATCAAAACAATGAAGTGGGCAAGCGGGCGAAGCCGGTGTTTGGCTGGGAAAGTTTTGATGTAGACTCGCATTACAAATGGAAATCAGAGCGTGGTTGGGAAGTGTTGCGTCTGGACGGCGAAAAGTGTGAGAACGTAGTGCAGGGAAAGGTAGTTTTTTCCGGCATGCAGACCCGGTCCGGGTTGGAAACTACGGCGCGCAACAGTGGTGGTCGTCAGTCTGCGGGCTACATGACGATGGGGCGTGGTGCGTATCCGCCGCAGGGCGTAGAACTCACCATTATCCCTCCGGGCATGATTCCGAAGTGTCGCGGAGAGTTTATTTGGCTCGACGATCCGAGACCGGTGGGCGCTATCGATTTGGCGTTGGAGGGCGGGGCGAATGCGAGTTATTCTCTCGGGAAACTGGGCATGGCGACGGGAATGAAAATGGTCCCATCACTTGAACACCCCAATGGTTTGACGGTGATGTTCAAGGATCGGGCGAATCAGATTACGCCGCGTTGGGGGTTGCAGGCAGAGCAGCAATTTGTGCTTCCGAAAGGCGATACTGTCGCAATGAAAGAGGAAGTGATTCGTGTTACGAAGCGAGCCGGGGTAAAGCCAGAATTTTTCGCTTGTGATAGGACGGGCCACGGGCAAGGTGTGGCGGATTTGATCAAATACGAATGGTCGTCCGCGATTCATGCTATAAATTATTCGCAGGGGTGTTCGGAAGAAAAAATCATGGTCGAAGACGCAATGACCTGTGATGAAGAATATTTCCGGATCGATTCTGAGCTTTGGTTTGCGCTGCGCGCGTGGATGGAATTCGGATACCTTCTGTTTTCGCCTGCGTTTGATCTGACAAAATTAACTCCGCAACTCACGCAGCGAAAATTTCGTTCGGTGGGCACGAAGAAAAAAGTTGAATCGAAGAAAGATTACATGAGTCGCGGGTATTCATCGCCTGACGATGCAGATTCGATTGCTTTGTTAGTTCATGCCGCCCGGCGGGGTCAAGCGTTGGTGCTGTCGATTCGAGGGGATGCACAAGACAGTGTAGACAGTGAAGGTCCGGAGAGTTGGTTGCGCGAAATGGAAATGAAGGGCGGGGTTTATATCGATGCGTCGAATCGGGGAGATCACCTTTGAAAAGGATAAATGAAAATTTGTATCCGAAAAACGGTGGTTATCTGTTTATCGAGTCTGATGGATCGCGGCATATCGATAATTCGTGGGGGAACGTGATTCGTCGGGTCACGGCGTATCGAAAAAGAGCAAAATTACCGCCGGGACATCCTGAAAAAGAGGTTCAGCCGCAGGCGTGCGACCGGAATCCGAATATTTGTTATGAGAGTGAGGGGAAAATGCCGTCTACGATAAAAAAAATCTCATCTATGAAAAGCCGGGTGTTGCAATGGTGCGCGAATTTGGCGCGCCGCAACCAAAATGGGGAACTTAAGTTTGTTTCGTTGAACGAAACCCATGATCGAGTGAATATTTGCGCGGCGTGCCCCAAAAATACGGCTTATCCAGACGGATGTTCCAGTTGCAAAAAAGCAATTCGTGAGTATCGCAAAACATTAGTGCCCGGACGCCCGATGGATACCGTCCGATTGCATGGATGCGCGATTTTGGGCGAGGATGTCGGAATTGCAACGCATCTAGACGAGCATCGAGTCAACAACCCGGAGCTTCCGGGTCATTGTTGGCGAAAGGCGGGCGCGTGATCTGGCGGTGGAGCATGCCTTTTACTTTTTTAGCCGCAATTGCGGTCGCCGCGTGGGCGCGCGTGCGGGGATACGAGGTTGTAGCGACTCCCGAGGCTCAATCTGAGCGAGAAGCCGTTTGCGACGTATGTGAATTTTTCGACGGAGAGCAGTGCTTGGTCTGTGGATGTCTAACGCAGGCAAAAACAGCTTTAAATACAGAGCAATGCCCGAAAAAGAAGTGGTCGCGGATTTGGATTGCCCGTAAACGTCAAAAATGACACTATTTATCGACTTGGTATGCCCGAAGATTATCGTGATTCAACTGGTGGGTTAATTCAGTCTCCTAAGATCAGTTCTCAGGGGGAGCCCACCCAAAAATCGATTAAAGACGCCGCAATGGCGAAAGAAGTCGTTAACACCATCATCCAAGCCGGTAAAAATCGAGCGATTGTCAATTCTCGGATTATGGCGAAGATCAACGCGGAGCGGCCTTATGATCAATGCAAGCTCGACAATGACGGACTTGGTTGGCGGCAAAATTTTACCACTCGTCCGCTTGCGTCGCTGACTGAAAAAGTCTGGCCCCGGTTTGTAGAGGCAGTCAACGGGCTGAAATATTTCACTGATTCGAAATTGTCGGACAATTTTGAAAACGCCACGGAGAAAACGGAAAAATTTCGTGAAGTGATCACGAAAACTATCCGCAACAAAAAAGGTTGGACGACTACTCTGGAAAATACGGCGTTTGATAATTCTTTGTTCGGAAGCACGGTTTTGGCGCATCTCGACGAGTATAATTTCATGCCGAAGCAGTTCCGATCTGATGAATATTTTTTGGCGGACGGGACAAAGCAAAATGTAATTTACACACAGGTTGCGGTGTTGAAAGAGATGCTTCTTCCGCATGAACTGTATCAGTTGATCAAGGACCGTGATGCGGCGGAAACGGTCGGATGGGATATTAAAAAAACCACGGAGCAAATTAACAAAGCGGCCCCGTCGCAGATTCGAGATCGTCTGGTCGCGGGCGGAACGCTGGAAGCGTGGTATCAGAATGCTTTTCGTGAGTTGACAGTCGGCGCGTCGTATATGGCCGGGGCCAGCGTTATTGCTGTTTACACGCTTCTCGCGCGTGAGGTTACTGGAAAAATTTCTCACTATCGACTCGCGGGCGAGGCTCTCGATTTGATTTTCGAAAAGGATGATCGGTTTGATTCCGCAGAAGATTGTCTCGCGTTTTTCTCTTTTGAAAAGGGAAATGATACAATGGCCGGTAGTAAAGGTATCGGGCGTCAGCTTTATGAATTGGCCGGGATGATTGATCGCGCGCGTAATGAAGTTGTGGATCGCGCAATCATGTCGGGCAAAACTATCGTGCAAGGCGACGTGAAGCGAATCCATACGTTCAAGATGAACGTCATCGGCATGATGGCGATTGTTCCGAATGGGTGGAATTTCATCGAACAAAAAATCGACGGCAACGTAGAGCCGTTCTTGAAACTCGATGCGTATTTTTCCAGCATCGCGGATCAACTCGTCGGCGCTGTGTCGGCCCCGAAGATCGAAGGCGAAGCTTTTCGTTCTCCGGTCGCGTGGAATATTTTAGCTCAACGTGAAGAAGAAAATCGTGATATTCGGATTGCTCGTTTTCTTGAACAGTTTACCAATCTCATCGCCACGATGCAGAAGCGCATATGTGATTCCGAGAGTGTGGACCCGGACGCGAAGGCGGCGAGAAAATTATTGTTAGAGGTTATGAGCCCGGAGGAAATTAAAGAACTGGCGAATCAGCCGGTCGCCTCTACGGTTCGGGATTTAACTCCGATTCAACGTCAGATCATTGTGGCGATTGCGACCGAAAAGCGGGGGAATCCGCTTTACAATCAGCGGCAGCTTGAAGTCGAGGATTTGACGAATCGCATCGGGGCAGATTTTGTGAAGCGTGTGTTGCTTCCGACGAATGATCCAACGGAACAGGCAGAGCAGCAGCGATTGCAGCAGATGGAGTTGGCAGTAATTCTTCAAGGTCAACCGGTCCCGGTTAGCCCGCGCGACAATCATTTGATTCACTTGAATATGTTGTTGCCTATTGCGGAGCAGGCTGCGGGCGCGATAATGCGGGGTCAGGCGGAAACGTCCACGTTGGAACAGCTTTTAGCCCATATCACGGCGCATTATCAAATGGCCATTCAGGCCGGGACAAAGCCCGAGGAATTAAAATCTGTTGCGGCCTTGGTTAAAAAAGCAAATACGGAAATTGCGAAACTTAAACAACTTGATGAGCAGGCTTCGCAACTGCAACAGCAATCACAACAGCATGATGCCGAACAGATGTCGGCTCCCGTTTAAACAGAAAAATCCCTACCATGATAACGAACGATTCCTTAGATTGGGATTCAGACGATGTTGCGAATCTTCGCGCGTGGCTCAGCACTAAAACCGGTGCTCGATTTTTACCTAAAGTTTTGGAGTCTACTCCGGAACTTTTATCGAATGGGGAAACGAACGACATTCTCATCCGCAACGGGGAAGTCCGCGGGTGTCAGATGATCGCTAGAACAATTTTATCTTTGACCGTGATTCCGCCTGCGCCTGTGCAGGAAGAATACGCGTATCCAAATTTGGAAGATGACGATAAATGGAACGACGGTCAAAAAATTCAACCATAACCTACTATGCCAGACGAAATCAAAACACCCCCGAATCCTGCTGACAATAACAAAGCGGTCGCCGATAAACTTTTGCAACAGGGCGAAGTGAGCCCGCATGCAAATGACCTCGATGTCCGACATTCGCAAGATGCCCTTGATGAGTTGGCCGCGACGAAGACAAAAGAGAACGAAGACAAGCATGTGATTACTCCGGACCCTGCGGCCACGACCGTAGTGGAGGACGAAGTCACGAAGAAAGCCGCAGCCGATAAAGCTGTCGCCGACGAAAAAGCTGCCGCTGAAAAGAAAGCGTCGGACGAGGCGTCGTTGAAAAAACACGAGGATATTTTCAAAGACACTCCTTCGCTTCCGGCGAACGCTAGTCCTAAATCTTCTGAGGCGTTTACTGCCGTGAAACTTCGCGCCACACAAGAGATTAGCGCGCGTGAGCAGGAGTTGGAAAAGGTTCGCAAGGAAAATGAAGACCTGAAAACAAAAGTCGGTTCGGTTCGGCAGTTGACCCCCGAGCTTGAGACCGAACTGAAAGAGCTTCGGGATTTTCGTAATCGACTCGACGTAGAGGCCGACCCGAAGTTCAAGGAGTTTCAGAAAACGGTCGCGTCCTCACAGGAGTTTATTTATGCGCAACTTCGTAAGTCTCCCGTGGTGGATGACAAGGTGATCGACGAGATCAAGAAACACGGCGGTCCCGAGATGGTCGATCTTTCGAAGCTTTTTGAGAAAATTAAAGACCCGACACTGCAACGTCTGGTCGAGTCGAAAGTAGCCGACATTGAGCAGGCGAAATGGAATCGCGAAGAAGCAGTGAAATCAGCGAAGGCAAATATTGGTCAGTATGTGTCGGAGCGGGAAAAGAATTATGAGAAGGCTGCTACGGCTCATCGAGACGCGACGAAGGCGGAATTTGACGAACTGTTAAAAATCGAAGGTCTTGCGTGGATGAAGCCGCAGCCTGTTGATCCGAAGGCGGACGAAACGACTCGAAAAAATATCGAGGGTTTTAACGCGTTCGTAACGGACGTAAAATCTCAATTGGAAGAAGCTGCGAAGGATGATTCTCCGAAGATGCGGGCGGTGATGCTGGCAAGTGTTGGAAATCTTTTATATCTGCAAAAGATTCACGAAGCTACGAAATCAGCTTTGGCGACGGCGGATGGGAATCACAAGAAGGTGGTTTCGGCAAAGGACAAAGAAATTGGAGAGCTTAAAGCGACGATTGACAAGTTCAAGAACGCCAGTGGTTCTCGGCTTCGAGAATCTTCGGCTCCGACGGGTGGTGGAAAAATACCAGACAAATCCAATCTCAATCTCGATGTTCGTCCCGCTGACGCGCTTGAAGCGATTGCTAAACAGGTCGTCGAAGAACGGGCGGCGCGCGGAAAATGAACCCGGAACCGTTGGTTGTAACTCCTGCGAAAACAGTCAGGATTTATGACAAGAAAGTTTTGGTCGCATTTCCTTGGTATAAATCGACCCATCCATTAACTGCCTTTTCGGTCATGCAATTGGTAGATCGTCGTCGGACGGCGACGGCTTTGGGGTTTGGAGATGCTTTTATTGCCCATAATCGAAACAATATAGCGGACAGTTTTTTAGCATCGGGATTAGATTGGCTTTTGACAATTGACGACGATACTATTGTTCCTTTCGGGGACGCCGCGTGGTTTCGGGAACAAACCGGCTGGTTGTGGTATCCCGAACCTTTTGCGTCATTTAATATTTTAGACCGACTTATGTCGCATGGAAAAACATTAGTCGGGGCGTTGTATTTTGGTCGTTCTCCTAAGGGATTGGCGGTCTATGCAGAAAGTCCTAAAGAACCAGAATATGCGCGGGGCGGTCCGCATGATCAGGTTAAACCGACAAATTGGGTTGGAACCGGAGCTATGTTGATTCACCGAACTGTATTTGAAGATATTGAAAAGAAATTTCCCGCTCTTGCCCGCGGGAATATGGGAAAGGGGGGTAATTGGTTCAGTAGTTCTGAGCATAATCTTTTAGCCGGGGTGACTAAAGTGAAAGAAATGCTTTCTGTGGGGGCGATGGATGGAGAGAAGTCTCTTAAAGCATATCAAATGATAGATGCGGTTTTGCGGGAAGCAAAGCACACGTCGCCGTTGGGGGTAGGAGAAGATGTGACCCTGTGTCGTAGGGCGCGTGAAGCCGGGCATCAACCATATGTTGATATGGGTTTGATTGTGGGTCATGTAGGGCATTGTTGTTATGGACCCCGTAATACCGGTTTAAAATGAAACGATTATTACTTACTCAAGGATTTTTGGCTACCGTGGATGCAGTTGGTCGCTTCGAGTGTGAAATAGAGGCGGCTCGGGCAAGAGACAAAAAAGCTCTTGAATTATTTGGACTAATCGCACATTTGAACTTCCCATGAATCCAAAGCCTCCTTCAAATCGAATCTTAATCGCCCTGATGTTTTGGAACGGAGATCGAGCGCAAGCGTTAAAATTAGCGAGGCTGTTGGCTGATTTGGAGGCCGAGCATTCGACCCTTGCAGATTTTTTATTTGTTTCGCGATTTGATTGTAAACATTGTCCGGATACAATTCAATATGTAGCGCGAAAGTTCAATGTGTTTAAACATATATCTAAGAGACAAGGAACTAATTGGCCGAGAGGTTGCAACTCGATCTTTTTCGGTATGCTGGAATGGTTGTATCACAAAATGGCCGTCGGCCAGATTCCCAATTACAAAGCGACTTTCATCGTGGGGCCAGATGGCGCTCCGATTAAAAAAGATTGGATCAAACAATTAAGCGGGGCGTGGGATGCGGCGAACAAAGAGCGCAAGATTTACACTGCGGGTGCGTTGCTTCCGGCGGCGGGTCGGGATCATATCAACGGCGATGCCATGTTGATTTCAGGTGATATTTCCTTTTTGAAATGGTTGACTATCGATGTGGGCGACATTAAAGTTGCCGCAGGGTGGGATTGGGTATTAGCTCCGGAGTTTCAGAAATGGGGCTGGCGGAATTTTCCTTTCGTGCGAAGTTTATGGCGTCGTCAACCTCCGTTCACTCAGGCAGACTGGGATGCGGAGAATACTCACGGAACGGTGTGGTTACACGGGGTCAAAGAAGACGATTTGTTAAATCTTACTCGAAAAAATTTGTTATGAGTGGTAAAATTGTGGTATGTGGAGCCGGAGGGTTTGTCGGCGGTAATCTGGTGGAATTTTTGTTGGGTAAAGGGTATTGCGATATTCGTGCAGTGTCGTTTCGACCAGTAGATCAATGGTTAAAGGCGTTCGCGTCAGTAGAAAACATTCAACTGGATTTGCGCAATTACAACGCGTGTAAGATAGCGGTCGGGGGCGCTACGTGGGTTTATAATCTCGCGGCGAAGGTTGGCGGAATCGGATACATCCAGAAAAACAAAACTGAGTGCATGCTGTCGTCTCTGATCAACACGCATTTGCTTCAAGCGATTGCGTGGGGTGAAGTGGCGGCGGTTGCCGGATATTTTTTCGCTTCGAGCGCCTGTGTGTATCCGACTACCTCGAAGGCCGGAGAGTTAATTAAAGAAAACGATTTGATTGTGCCGTCTGATGGTTACGGGATTGAAAAGTTTTTTAGTGAGCGTCTTTGTGCCAGTTTTTCGGAGGAACATAATATTCCGATTCGGGTTGCGCGGTATCATACAGTGTATGGGCCGGGCGACGACATAAAAGGACGTGAGGGGAAAGACCACGCGCCGTCTGCTTTGTGCCGCAAGGTTGCGCAGGCAAAAATATCTGGTCAGCATGAGATTAGTATTTGGGGGGATGGATTACAAACGAGAGATTTTCTTTTTGTTAATGATTGTGTTGAGGCAACGTATCGTCTGATGGGTTCGGGGTGTAACGCGGACCCGGTGAATATCGGAAGTCCGGAGATTGTGACGA